TGTGCTCTTCCGATCTTGAAGGACGTGTTAATCCTATCGCTACTTTCCCTGGTCAAGGGGTTTGTGTATGGGGTCAAAAGACACTTCAAGCTAAACCTTCAGCATTAGATCGTATCAATGTTCGTCGTTTATTAATTGCTGTTAAAAAATACATTGCATCAGCTACTAAGTATTTAGTATTTGAAAACAATACAGCAGCAACTCGTAACCGTTTCTTAAATATCTGTAATCCTTATTTGGAATCAGTGCAACAAAGACAAGGTTTATATAGCTTTAAAGTTGTAATGGATGAAACAAATAACACTCCAGATATTATCGATCGTAACATTATGTATGGTCAAATATTCTTGCAACCATCTAAGACCGCTGAATTCATTATTATTGATTTCAACATCTTACCTACCGGTGCAGCATTTGCTCAATAATTAAAATTACAATAAAGATACAGCCTCTAGAAATAGGGGCTTTTCTTTTGTTTTTAAGTTTCATCATATTTATTAATGTAAAAAAGAACTAATGCTAATACATAAATGGTATAGTTTTTACAAAAGAAAGATATTTATATTAAAGAAATACTAAACAAAAAACACAATGGCTGAATTATTAGACCCAACCGAAATAATGTTTACCGCTTTTGAACCAAAAGTGGCTAACCGTTTTATCATGTACATTGAAGGTATCCCTGCTTATTTAATTAAAGCGGCTAATCGCCCGGGTATTACTTTCGGTGATGTGGTATTAGATCATATCAACGTAGAAAGAAAATTAAAAGGAAAAGGACGTTGGAATGATGTATCAATTACTTTATACGATCCAGTAGTTCCTTCAGCTTCTCAAGCAGTAATGGAATGGGTTCGTTTATCTCATGAGTCTGTAACAGGTCGTGATGGTTATTCTGACTTTTACAAGAAAGACATTACTTTCAATGCTTTAGGACCAGTAGGTGATAAAGTTGAAGAATGGACGCTAAAAGGTGCTTATATTGGAGACGCTAACTTTGGTGACTTTGATTGGGCTACTGAAGATGCTGTAAATATTCAATTAACATTGAAATACGATTACGCAATTTTGCAATTCTAATAATTTTAGTATCATCAATATATGTAAAGAGGCCATAGAAATATGGTCTTTTTTACTGTTTAGATATTTATATTAAAGACAAATACAATGGATCCAAAAGAATTTAAAAGGTTGTTGAAAGAGTTTGCTCCAGAACAACAAATTACTGAAGCAGATATTCAGCCTACAGGACCTGATGGCGAAAAAATTACAGACCCAGTTATTATCAAAAATTTAAATCTGGCTATTAAGGCAGTTAATTCTGCTATTCGTCCTAAATTAATTCAAATGATTGAAGATCCAGAAGCAGCAAAGGCTTTGAAATCTACCAATCAAAGAGCAGCGGTTATTGCTGCTATGGCAATTGCATTTGGAATTTCAGAAAAAGAATTTTCTCAAATCATTGTTAAGATCAAGACATTGCTTAAGAAGTCAGATGACACTGTAAGTGAAGAATAATACAATTACATATTTATATTAAATAATAAACCATTAGTTATGCCAACAGTAAACGATAACTATCCTAAAAAGGATAATGCAGAAATGTCGGATGCACAGTTAAAAGAACTTGCTATTCAACAAATGCAACGCCAAGAGGTTAAAAACTCTGGATTCCCAACAGAAATGATTTCATTACCGTCTCAAGGTAAAGTATATCCTGAGACTAATCCTTTATCTTCAGGTAAGATAGAAATGAAATACATGACAGCTCGAGAAGAAGATATTCTTACTTCACAAAATTTAATTAAACAAGGAGTTGTATTAGATAAATTAATGCAGTCATTGATTGTATCTACTATTAATTACAATGATTTAGTTATTGGAGATAAAAATGCTATTATGATTGCGTCTCGTATTTTAGGATATGGAAAGTCATATAATATAGATGTAACGTGTCCTAATTGTGGAGAAAAATCTAAAGTTGATGTTGATTTAACAACATTACCAGAAAAAAATATTCCTGAAGATGCTAAAATTGTAGGAGTAAATTTATTCGAATATACTTTACCTCAATCAAAACGAGTAGTTACATTTAAAGTTATTACTCATGGAGATGAAAAGAAAATTCAATATGCTTTAGACGCTATTAAAAAGACATCTAAAAAAGATTCAATCGATAGAGAACTTACGACTCGATTAAAACATTTAATTAAATCAATTGATGGAGACACATCTCAAGCAGCAGTTGATTCATTTGTTGATAATGAGTTATTTGCATTAGATTCTAGAGCATTAAGAACATATATTAAAGATGTAGCACCAGACCAAAAATTCCAAATTGACTTTGAATGTAGTCATTGTAGCCACGAACAGGAGGCGTTGGATTTTGGAATTGATACCAACTTTTTTTGGCCTAAGTCCTAATTATAAACCAATTCTTCATAATCAAATATTTGAGTTGGTTTATTATGGTAAAGGAGGTTTCAATTGGAATGATGTTTATAATATGCCAGTTTGGTTGAGAAATTTCTATTATAAAAAAATAGATGAAACATTGACTAAGCAAAAGAAAGCACAGGAAACTAAAACACAATCCGCTAAAAAACCCAAAATTAATCGACCAGCTATTTAATTGGCTGGTCTTTTACTGTAAAAGATACCAACTGTTTATTAAATTGATATTTATATTAAAGTAATTATAATCAAATGAAACTTTCTAAATTTAAACAACTAATTAAAGAAGAGATTGAATTGCAATCTGAGCAATACAACGCTACTTTAAAAGAAGGAGTTGTTGATAAAATTATAGCTGCTATTGTTGATAAAATTGTAAAAGTTAAATACAAAAAATATTTTGACGAATTACATAAAGATCCTGAATATATAGAAGCTTTAAAAGGAATTAAAACATACGCTCAGAAGATGGACGCCTCCGCTGAAGCTTGGGAACGTGCAAAAGTAAAACAAGACAAAGCATATAATGAATATGCTAAAAGGTATGGAAAAGAAGCTGCAGATAGAATTGTAGCAGATACAAAAGCTGGTACATACAAAGCTTCTTGGAAAAAGAAATACTAATTTAATTAATGGCAAAGACAAATAAACCAGCATCTTCATCAACCCCTAAGATTAGTACTAAGGGGTATAAAGCTGTGGAAGAATTTAATAAAAATATTGCTCAGTCACAAAAGCAGCAAATATTAAATTCAAAAGAATTAGATGATATTGGAGAAGATTTGTCTAAAAATTGGAAAGATTTAGCAGATGCTATTAAAACAATTAATAGTCGATCTGCAGCGTTAGGAGAAAATTTTGATGATATAGTTGATTATACAAAAGCTATTTATAAAAATATAGAAAATGTTGGTTCTGAGCTTTATGAACAAGTCGACGTATCTAAAAAAATAAATAAATTAGCTGAAGATCGAACAAAACAAACTGATAACGAGCAGGATCTTCAATCTAAACTTCAGGAGATACAACAAAAAATATTAAAAGCTAATGCCACTGGCAGAAAAAAAGCTGTCGAAGATTTAAAACAAAAGAAAAGAGAATTTGAATTATCATTAGCTACATCGAGATCTGAAATAACCTCTTTAGGAACAAGAATTAATGCTTTAAAAACTTTAGAATCTACTAACAATGCTTTAAATAAAGCAAATGAAGCTGCTAAAAAACAAGGAATTGATATTCAAGAATTATCAGATAAAATATCAGAGCCATTTGAAAAAGTATTAGGTATATTAGATGAAGTTCCGGGAGGCGGAATATTAAAACAATTTTTTGGATTAGATTCGGTATTAGAAAAAACTCAAAAAGCTGTAATGGATTCATTTACTTCAGGATTAGCCAATGGCGGTTCAGTAGGATCTTCAGCATTCGCAGCATTAAGAGCTGGAGCGACATCATTTATGGCCGCATTAGGTCCTATATTAATTCCACTATTAGCAATCGCAGCTGCGTTATATACAATTAAAAAAGCATTTGAGTTAGATCAAGAAGTAACTGATTTAGCAAAAGGATTGGCAATTTCAAAACATGAAGCTCATGAAATTCATGATTCAATGAATGAAATTGCGGCTTCTACTAAAGTAGTTGGAGCTAGCACAAAAGAATTAACAGATGCATATTCAACATTAGCTAAATCGTTAGGAGTTACTAAATTAGCCAATGACGAAATGGCTGAGACTCAAGTGTTTTTAACAAAACAAATGGGATTATCTGCGGATGAAGCTGCTGACTTTCAAAAGTTTTCTATGGCTAATGGAAAATCTGCAGAACAAAATTTAGCTGTTATTAAAGCTGGAGTTGAGTCAATGACTGGCGGATTGATGAATTATAAAGATGTTTCAAAAGATATTGCAACATCTTCTAAAGCAGTACAAGCTTCTTATAAAGGAAATATACAAGCTTTAACAAAAGCGGTAGTAACTGCTAAAAAGTTTGGAATGACTTTAGACGCCACTAAAAAATCAGCAGATGCTATTTTAGATATTGAGTCTTCAGTTGAAGCTGAAATGAAAGCTAATGTATTGACAGGTAAGCATATGAATCTAAATGCTGCAAGACAATTAGCACTTCAAGGGGACACGGCTGCTGCTGTTGCTGCAATGATGGAACAGGCAGGTGATTATGATGAGTTGAAAACTATGGAACCTATTAAGCAAAAAGCAATTGCTGATGCAATGGGTATGACAGTAGATGAAATGATGACAGCTGCTGAAACTCAGAAAAATATGAATGATATGGCCAGTCAGTTAGGAGTTACATTAGATGAAAATGGACAACTTTCAAAAGAGCAAATAGCTCAAGCTGCTGAGTTAGGTAACGAAGAAGCTAAAAAATTAATGTTGCAAGAACAACAAGCTTCTGCTCAAGAAAAAATGGCCGCAATGGGAGATAAGTTAATGACTATTTTTAATTCATTAGCAGGCCCTATTATGGAAGTTTTAGATCCATTAATGGAAATAATTAATTTTGCGATGCCAGCTATTATGGCAGGTATTAAATTTGCATTTGCGCCATTAATGGGTGTTATGAAAATGATATCCGGTATATCTAAATTATTTCATGGAGATATAATGGACGGTCTTAAAGATGTTGGTGAAGGCATTGGAAGATTTTTCTTTGCACCATTCATGTATGTTTGGGATTTATTAACAGGATTCTTCCCAGGATTAAAAGACATGGTTAATAAAGCTATTGATTATGTAGGAGAAGCTGTTAAATCAATATTACCAGATTGGGCAGTGTCTTTAATTAGTGAAGATAAATCAGCAGAAGGCAATGCTCCTGAAAAAGTACATGATGCTATGATTGATCCTTCGGGAGGATTAGTAGTATCAGGTCAAAAAGGATCGTTTCAATTAAATTCTCAAGATTCTGTAGTAGCCGGTACTAGTTTAGGAGAGCAAAAAGACGACGCACCAAGTGACTTTAGCAATTGGTGGGATTCAATGACAGGCGGAGATGACAATGCAGAAATAGTTTCTTTATTAAAAGAGCTAATCGCAAAAGTTGAACAGCCAGTAATGGTTAATATTGGAGGCCGAGTAGTCGACGAAATGGAAAAACAAACTTCTTTAAGAAGAACGTATAATACCAAAATGGACAGCGGTTATGGCACGTTTGGATAATTATTAGTATATGGCATTAGTAGACTTAAAATCAAATTTAGCGAGTTTTCGTTCAGACTTTTCAACACCTAGTGTTGCAACTCAAACTGAAGTGTCAGCTAAACAATTAAAGAAGACTCAACAAACACAAGCATCTCGAACTGCGGCAGATCGTACCAATTGGATCGATTCAGTTGTAATTAACGATTTTAAAAATACTGGCCCAACTGGTTGGCAACCTGGAAAGTTTACTTTGCAATCACAGTTAGGTGATGGAAAATCTCCATTAATAAGAAGTTATGATCCGCTTATAACAAAAGCTTATAACTGGTATAATTCTGATGGTAAAGTAAGTCCACATACAGGATTTTATAGTAAAGATAATACTTATCAAGTAAAAGCAACTAAAAAAGGATTTTTAGCGGCTACATACAATACAAATTCTCCAGTAGATGATGTATATAAAAAATATAATTTAAGAGACGAAGCTTACAATCCGACTTACATGAAACAACCTTTTGTTGTAAGAGGTATTCAGCGTAAAGGAAATGAAACTCCTCAATATTGGGGATTCGGTTCTCGTTCAGGATTTGATGACGGATTGATTAGAGGTGGTGTAGTAACAGTAGCAGACCGAGTTGTATCAGATACCGTTCGTATTGCTAAATTTATGGCATCTCCTAAAGGTCTTTTATGGATAGTTAAACAATTAGGTTTAGGGTTAACTAATCCTAAAGTAGACCCGATAGGAGCAGGGCCCTTCGCTCGACAGACCCGAATTCACACCGGAGGTACTTCATTGCTTTCAGTAGCAGGATCTCCGTTTGGATTACACTTTACTCGACACGGCTTACCTTTTTTA